AGTGCAAGTTGTGGAATCAAGGAATCTGAACCCGTGGGACTTTCAAAAATTCTTGGGTCTGAACCTGATAGAACACATTTCTGGGCAAATTTACACAGGGGTTGCAATCTTTCTAATGTCATCATAGATGTGTAAGAAATAGGTATCAATGAATAATCTACAGTTATACCATTCTGGATTATACTTTCATCACCTTTTAATGTAGTTATCGGCCTCAAATTGGGTAAATTTCCTGGGATAATTATATCTGCCAATTCATTATTCTCACTAATGTCTTCCAGGATATTTAAAATTTCTTCTTTATTGGATATTACCAGATTATTCAGGTAATCAATGCCCAAAAGTTGTGCTTGAATTTGTAATTCCGGATTTAAAAGAGTTAAACTTATTTTCCAGAGATTGTCTTCTATCGCGTTCCTATGAGCTGTCCAGAAGTCAAATTTGATTGACGTATCAGTCCTAGTAACGTGAAAATGAAAAAATATTATTTGTTCGCATATCAGGGTTATTCCCATTTTTAATTTCACATCGTTGTATTCTGTCAATTTGTTCTGAAATTGAGCTAATCTTTTTGACAAATTCTTGCTGATCCTATTTGAAGTTGAGAGTGCAAGACATCTTCTGACCACTTCATCATATTCTCTCATCTTTGGTTTGAATTCTCTTATATAATCTATGCATTGATTTTGTAATTGTAGCAATAGTTTATCTCCTTTATTTACTACAGTGATCATTTTTCTTTCTATTAAGCCTAATTCTAAGTTGGAGGCTAAATAATTTAATTGCTCATCTTCTGTTTTATTCTCAAGAGAAAAATCTAACTTTTCCAATTTTGAAAGTAGAGGTTTCCACAGTCTGAGATCTATGTAAACTGGACCAATTGACATGTGTTCTCTGTCTATATGTCTAGAATACTCGATTATCAGATCTTGTATTAACCGATGTCCGACTTTCATGGTTGTTGATAATTCTAACTCATTGGGGATCAATGATAGATCATAGATATTTTCGCAATGTAGATAGCCTGCAGCTAAATATCTAAACCTCAATTGGGATATATCATGATTTCTGAATTTAGAATAATTAGTATACTTATTTATCTGCAAGTGTTCTGTTGCACGTGGAATTATGTGTTGTACATCTTCTATTCCAGTCATTCTCTTGAAATTGTAACGTCTAACTAAACCTCCAAGTTTCGATGATTTGGATCTAATTACGGCTGATAACAATATTCTCAATCGCAGATAGTCAAAATTTATATTACTATCTACTAATGCAAGTAAATTGCATATTCTTTGATTTATATCCACAGTATAATTCAGGGCAAGATTCATTTCACTCCTTATATACGACTTTGTGCTGAATCGCATGTTGGGAATCCTGTGTAATATTTCACCACCAGTTTCATTCGGACTAAACATCCAAAGTTCTTGCAGATTCTGTCCTGTTAATGTCGATAAGCTCAGATTGCAAGCCATCACACAATCTAATCTTGTGTCTGCAATTTCTTCAATTTTTAATTTTTTCGTCTTTGTTAGTATCCATTTTGTCACTGCAGTTAATTTTGCTGCTAATAATTCTTCTTTATTACCCAGCATTCTGTCATCATCCAGTAATTCTCCTTTATATCTAATTTCATTTCCCATGTCAGGTTTATCATACACTTTTATCCCGTCCTGATAATGTTGTGGACTACATCTTCTCACTGTCAATAGATTATTTCCTGTCCCTGATTCTTCAATTTTATCATCGTACAATAACTCTTCTACTTCTATGAAATTTATACTTGAAAACATTGTGGATCTTCGATTTATTAGGTATTCAATTATATCAACATCATCATGGATTGCACCATACGAATTACGGCCAATTCTTGCAGACAGCCTCAGGTTTTCAATGGTTCTGTAACATAATGAATTCCTCAATCTGGGCAAACTGGGCATTGAACTTATAAAACTGGAGCTTGTTTCAATTTTTCTCACCAAGAAGTCTAAAAAATGTACTGATGTATTCTCATAATAAAATTGAACCATCCTTATGTGAAAGTTTTTACGAAATATATTTATCATATCACTCATTAGGCTCGAAGATTCTTCTTCTAATTTTATCAATTTCAAGATTTCCTTGTTTCTTGTTCTCTTCTTGATGAAAGATTTAATTGATTGTTGAATGCTAGTTGTAGAAGTAGTCACTGTCATATCATTCGGCCAGTAGGAGCTCAATATCCGATTTTCTTCTAGATTAATTGACTTTTGTAAGTCTACACTTAGGACCACTTCAAGATACTGATAAAAATATGAGGGATTTGAAGAGTAATGTGTGATCCACTCTTTCAGATAGAATATAGATTTGGAAAAGCCACTACTATGTCCTGACAGCATGAGATTTATCTGTAAAATTCCTCCGAGCCCTCCTAAGGATGCAGGAAGATATATCCAAAAAAACAAAAGGTCTTGTAAAAAAATATCATATAATTGGAGATAAAGCAGTCTATCTGCACTGTCTATATATTTATATTTATTAATTGATTCCCCATAATAATCTTTGAGTGTTTCTCTTAGATATTTGGTATTTAAATTATTTTTATCGATTGAGAGGTATCTTACAATGTCATTTTTCATATGTGAGATCAATAATTCGGATTCAGTAGTCATTAGATAATTATAATCATCCTTTATATGGTACAACAAATGTGGCAATGCTCCGGGAAGCATCTTAGGGGACAGAGGACCATCTTCAGCTGGTCTTGCCAAAATCATGTGAGTCAGTCGACAAAGTAATAAGCTCATTTTGTAATTCTTAAGGAAACAACACGTTATCGAGTGATTTGTCAATTCCATTGCAGAAGAAATTGATGAGCAAATACCTGCTATCTCAATTTCTTCAGAAAAAAGAATAGGATTGTTTGCCCCACTGGTAGATACTAATTTCTTGATGGTTGAGTCAGCCCTGTAGCCATCAGCATAATGCTGTCTGAGAATTGTTGCCCTATGTTTTGAAAGTGTGGTTTGACTAAATTTGACTATCATCCCGAATTTGAAACAATGATCAATGATTTTAGTAAATGTGGATTGTACAGTTGCTTCTGACGCTTGCCTTATTTCTATTATTGCATCAACATCATCGGAATATACCATTATTTGTGGAATTTCTATGTCAGTCATAAATCTAAGTAATTTCATCATCAATGTTGTATGTAATGTCCAAAATGGATTGAGCCAACCTTCCACTCCACCAAGTTGACCTTGACTAATTATTGCATCATTATTATACTCATTGTAAAAATATACATCTGCAGAAGAGAAGTAATTGGGCAGGGATCCCCATTGGGTTTCTCCAAATAACATTCCACAGAATTGACTTAATTCAGAGGTATTTTGATATTGCATGGATTGATTGTGCCCTTCTATGTCTAATAACAAGGAAAATTTATCATCATATCTTAATTCTTGTGCTGCCTGATGTAATAAACTTTTTCTGACTCCGTCAGTGGGAGTCATGAATTGTTCATCAAAGTACGAGAGAATCTTTTTCATCTTTGTAGCCACTACACTCAAAGCATGCTTGTCTGACAATTCTCCATTAGCATATAATCTCCCTTCACGTTTCTGTTCTCTTTCTTTTGGAATCAATCTTACTGGATGTTTAAATTGAGTCGGTTCTGCCATCCGTTTGCAGGAATATACTTTCGGGACCTTGGGCACACATTTATTTTCTGCAAAGAAGTCTTTTAATTTATAATCCGGTGACTCAATAAGTTGGAGTAATTCTTTTCTGCTGTCCCCAGGTCCAATATGATTTTCTTTTTTGAGAGCACCTTTATCTTTTGCAAACTCTAAAGCATCGTCAGTCAACGTATTGTCCATACAGTTATATAAATCTACTTCATCCCACCACTGTAATGGTAATTGTTTTATTGATTTCTGATCATTTTTCCCTTGATATAATCGTAGCAATTCAATCTTTTGTGAACATCCTAACATATTTGGAGCAAATTTATGTTTATTAATGTAGGAGATGAACATCAATTGTTTTGCTAATCTGGTAAGATTTTTAATGCTATCTGTATTTATTTCTCTTGGAGTATGTACTCTTTTCAAAAATTTCTCTACACCTTTTTTCGACTCTACTTCGGCATAAAATATTAACTTATGTATCGATGACATCTCTTGCAATTGTGTCCTGTTCAACTTGTGTGATGCATTTATAACCCTTATAAGTATAGTCTTATTCTTTATAAATAGGTTTTTGTCGTGGATCAATGCAGGCAATAATGTGAACTCATAATTTTCTCCAGTTATCAGCTTATCCAAATTCCAAAGTGTAAAAAGAGACTCCATCATTGGTTGCCAATTCATAGCAAACATCTCATCATAATCCGAGAGATTTAATAAAAAACCTTCAAGATTTTTCATAAATTCCACGATATTATTATGATTATTGGTTATTTGGGCAACTTCTGTAAATAATTGCAGAAAATCTACTGCCCATGAATATTCATCCATTTGAGTTATAATATTTAAGTTATTCAATATATCACCACAAGTGAACATATAATCAAGATAGACCATAGAACCGCAAAACCATTTATCTAACTCTGAATGATATAGTCTGAAATGTCCTCCTGCCCCTATCAAGTAGAAAACAAATTTTTCATTCTGGGCATAGTAACAGTAAGTTCCATCATTGTAATGCTTAAGAATTGGTTCATAACAGTTGACCATTTCAGACCTTTTATCCTCACTTGTCTTTAATTCTGTTTTGCTGAGTAACATCCGAAGCTTATGTATACAGATGACAAAAGATAGGAAAGGAGATTGACTTATGTGAGATTGTTCATATTCAAAATTTCCCATGGCTGTAATGCTTAATTCATGTTTCACTGCTCTCTTAGCAAATGCCAATGAAGATAGATGAATCAGCTCTGTTCTTTCCGTATATTTATATTTTATCATTTCCCTTAGATCATCTATGCTGAATGTTTTTGATTTCTTTTTAATAGCTTCTGATATCTGGATGATCTGGAATGATTTGTCAAGATCAGTTAATTGATAAAAATGATGATCATGTAGATTCTCCCCTGATCTTTTGTCATTTTCATTGATGTAGTGCTCCACTTCTTTAGTATAAGGCTCTAGGGGATTGTTTATTCGAGCTGGAAGTCTTATTTGATGCTGCTTTGGCGCTTTTGGATTTCTTAATCTTTGTCTACCTTTCAACTCTTCAATTTTCGGGTATGTATAGTCAATCTTCTTTTCTGGATATTCAGGTCCCGCTAGGTGATTCAAGAGACCTTGAGGAAGCTTAACGGCCAGCGTGGAATTATTCATTTCCCTTCGATAAGCCATAATCAGTACAAGAAGCCTTGACTCTGTATTCAATTCTCTATCTGAGGTCACTTTTAACTTCTTATTTTCTAGAAATAGGTTTTATCTTTAAGTCGTGTTGTTTTATCCGTTGATTTATCATTACGATCTAATCTCGTGGACAAAATTGGACGACTTTTCAAACTTTTATTGTTTTGATTCATTTGTTTTCATTGATTTTGGTTATAATAGTATTTATTTGTCGACAATCAGCCATCCTCATAATCATCTCCTATATCTATGATTCCATATTCGTTGGGTACTGTTAGATTCAACATTTCCAGTCTCCTACTTATAATGTCATCAATGCCGATGTCAAGATTAAGACATACATTTCCGTCAGTTGGGGAAAAATCAAATCCGGAATTGTGATCATTTTCAGATTCTATCATAGTGCTTACATAACCTTCTATTTGATCAAATAGCAGGTCTATTGAATCTTCAATTAGATCTCTTGATTGATTAGACATGAGATAATCAACAACTCTCACCTTATCAATCGGTCTATATTTTTGTCTCTGCATCTCTCTGTCTCTAAAATAGTGTTTTAACGCTTTGATATGACTGATAGTAATAGAACCACGATGGATAAGCCCTCTCATTGTTTCGAAGTGAAAGCTTATAAGTCTGTAAATCTTCAATGTTCTCAAATATGACTCTTTCAATAGCTTTGATGTCTTGAACATTAAGTGACAATATCTCACGCCATAGGTATAATCATCTTCACTTGCTGATAGAACCAATAATTTTATAGCGTTTTGATATTCTTTTTGATGTAGTGTTTCCTTTATCATTCTTTCATGTGATGATTTTCTGAGGCCTTTTATTATTGCTTGTCTCCCCTGCATCAGCCATTCCCTTCCAAATGTATATAATCCCAGTGTGATGTTACACTTCGACCTTGTAGTTGCTAGGGGATGATGAATTCTCATATATTCCAGAAATAAAGGAGGTGAGTTCAGATAATTCAAGGAATATTTCTTAGTCCCGGGATCTAGTAAATGAGATAAATGTTTCACATGAAATGTCTTACTTTCATTTGAGACATTTCCTATTTCTCTGTCCTCTGTATTTATTATATCATAGGTCTCTTCAATTTTTTCATGTCCTATTACTGCCATTAGATATTCTCTATCATTCTCAATTGTATCTCCCTCCACCCAATATATTGATTCGTCAGTTTCCAGTTCACTGATAAATCTCTCGGAATAATAATTTTTTTGTTCAATTAAATTCTTATTAATAATAGTTATGAATAATTCTATTAGATCATTACCCGAGGGTAAATAAATAGTAGCAGAATTGGTGAAATTTTCAAAATTTCTCAGTAGGTAATTAGATGAATTTAATAAATGACCATAAGACAATGCCATGGCTCTAAATGCTTCTGTCTTGTTTAATGGTATTCCTTCTTCTACATTTATTTCGTTCTCAGGGACTCCTACAAGATATATCTGATAAGGTTTTGAGTTCCTATTTGTTGGGTAGGAGAGATAATGATCATATTTAGGTATAGATTCCAGTAAATTGAAAGTATATCCCTTGAGAATCACAGAGTTTAGTCTAATGCTGTAGGCAATGTTGTTGCTTTCTAATAATAATATTAAGTCTAAAATATTCAATTCGTCTAATCCGGTGAATGAGATGTCTACATGAACCCAGTCAAACGGTAATATGAATTTAAGACTCTCATTTTTTCGGATATCATAATCCGTATCAAATATCACATCAGGATGATGGAATACGGAGGTGAATGTGTCAGATTTCGAATAGGTTGTTGAATTTAACCCTAAATATTTAGACACGTATCTGAAATCGCCCCTACCTCCAGTTAAATCACATATCGATACATTTTTATCTAATTGCCACTTAGTCTTTAATGTCTGAAATAGTGCAAGTTGTGGAATCAAGGAATCTGAACCCGTGGGACTTTCAAAAATTCTTGGGTCTGAACCTGATAGAACACATTTCTGGGCAAATTTACACAGGGGTTGCAATCTTTCTAATGTCATC